CTGGACCACTCGAAACTATCTGTTATAAAGACCACTGGACCACTTTCCTTTTATAGGAGGGACGGACGCGGTTTCAGTATTACCCGCGTCCCCCCCCCACCCCCTCCTACTCTAGGTATATATACCTGCGCGCGCTCGTTCGCGCGTCAGTTCCATTATGGCGCTTATCGAGACGTTTCGTCACAGACGCCCTCCCTGGACTATTTCCCCTTCAAACCTCGTCGTGCCCGCGCTTTCTGCCGCCAATAATATTGCCCAGCTAGCGTCTTCCTCCAGCGAAGTTCTCCCTTATTTGCGCTCTGCTTATAATTACGCGCGCGATAAGTTGTCGCTTGAGCCCCTGCGTTCTTCTCGTATTTCTAACGCTGTCCGTGCGCATCGTAATCGTAACATGCGTCGCCGTACTTCGCGTCGTACTTTTAATCGTCGATCTCGTCGTCCGCGTCGCTCTGTCAGACGACGCCGGCCCGTGCGCTCCCGCCGAGTCAAGCGCGCTCCCTATGGAACGAGCGCTCGTCTAATTCCTCGTGGATCAAGATTGAACTTGAATTTTAAGAGGAATGATTTTGACTCTTATCGCGCTCGTTATAGTATGACTGCTTTAATTGCTCAAGACTCTACAGCCCATTGGGTGAAGAAGACTTTTAATATTTGCGATTTTCCTCTTATTAATGGTATCATAAATAATTATGATTACTATAAGATTACCAATATTCAGTATCGAATTACTCCCCTGAATGGTAATTGGGCTAGACTTGCCTCTTCGTTTGGTGTTGCTGCTACTGAAGCTATGGATAAGATGGTTATTTTTAATCGTCCCCATTTGAATATCCAACATCCCGTATCTACCCTTCCCACGCAAGATCAACTCTTGCAAAGTGTTCAAGGGATGAAATATAGTTTGCGTCGATCTCATCCTATTGTTGTTAATTCAGCATCCTATTCCGATAATGTTCGTACTATTATCGATGTTAATGATGTCGAAATCAAGACCCATGAATCTCCCAAATACCTTGGATGGGTTGAAAATCAAGGCGCACTTGGCGCTGAACCCATCTCTACCAATTATCCCAATGTTGCCGGAATCCAAATTTATCTCCCCAAGCTAGCAACTGGAAATACCTTAAACTTTAATGTTGAAGTTTATGCAACGTTTTTATTTCGTGGAAATCGCAATCTTCTTACATTGTAATATCATTGTCATTCATCCATTTATTTAATTCGGAATAAAGATTTGATAACGATCCGCTGAGAGTTTTGTCTTGTCTGGGTACTGGTTCGTGAAGACGATTAGTTTGGGAGGTTTGAAGTGGTAGGTCCGGCTGCAGTATTTCGTCGATGTCAGGCGTCCATTCTTGATATCCTCCATGAAATTGTACGGTATCCACTCTTGGTTCGCGCTGCGTGCTATATCCATTATAGCATAGTTGTGTTTCTGCGGTATCGTTTGACACCACGCATGAGCCAGGTCCTTGTAGCCGCCACCTGAAATTACAAGGAATCATATTAAAATAACCTGGCGCAGCCGAGCAGAAGAGCCGAGCGAAGCGAGTGCGTATTCGTGCGTAGGCGCGCAGCCCGCGAAGCGCCACAAAAGGTCGATCCTCCTAACCGCTCCATAGCGTTAACAATAATTTTTTTCGAGGCTGAGCCGAGCGAAGCGAGTGCGTAAGCCGGGCATCTATGGGAGCTTACCTGTTGAAAGCCAAGCGTTGTGGTTGTGTGTGAGCCATCCTCCTAAGCTCGTCTTGCCGGTGTTGCCGGCTTCATCAACCACAAACAGAACTTGTCTGTTGTTTTGGGCCTGAAGCATCTCCCAAACCCTCGCTTGCCAAGGTCTTAATTCTGTAACATCTGTCCACGTACAAGTTGGTTCGTACCTCTTTTGAATGGAAACCAGTGCGTGCCAGTGCTTGATGGTGAGCTCGTGACTGATGGCGTGGCAACCATTAGCATCTATTTGAGCTTGCTCAAATAATGCTTGCCAGATGGTTGCTGATGTTGCCGCTGGTTCTCCCTTTTCGAAGTATGGTCCGGATTTAGTGCAATATTCTCGGTTCGAGTCGTCAGTTCCTCTTGCAGTTTCGTAGTGAGCAGCCTGGCTGAACTTGAAAAAGTCCTTCCAGAATTTAACTCCTCCGAGTTTTGGATCCATTTTCAAGTGAATAAATCCTTGGAGATGTGGTGTTCCGTTTTCTCCAACTTCTTCTCCGACGACTAAGTAGACGACGTCGTTGTTGTTTTCTAAATTCTTGATTTTCTCCACATCCTCGTCGTTGTAGTTGTTTAGCGTGAAGCACACTCGGTTGCTGCGAACTCTTGCCATTGTTCACCTGGACCACTCGAAACTATCTGTTATAAAGACCACTGGACCACTTTCCTTTTATAGGAGGGACGGACGCGGTTTCAGTATTACCCGCGTCCCCCCCCCACCCCCTCCTACTCTAGGTATAT